ATTCCAATCATACTTGACAGTATTGATTTCCAGGATGATTATGAAGGTTCATTTCAAACAAGAAGAGCACTTATCTATACATTAAGATTTACTGCGAAAACATATCTGTTTGGTCCAATCGCAGAAAGCACGGATGGTCTCATTCGTAAGGTTCAGGTTGATATGTATGCAGATACAAATACTCAAACTGCAAAACGTGAAATGAGATATACTGCAGTTCCCGATCCAATAAATGCAGAACCAGGTGATGATTTTGGATTCACTGAAAGTTGGGAATTTTTAGGGGACGGTAAAGAGTATAGTCCTACTAGACAAGAGGATATTTGATTGTTATGAGTAATAATTATGACCCTATCGATGAAGCACTCAATACAACGAGTGATATTGTTGAATCGAAACCAATCCCCAAACCAGAGATTGTTAAGTCAAAAGATGTAGATATTGAAAAAGACTATGAGTATAGTCGTGCAAACCTATATTCCCTCATAGAGAAGGGTCAGGAGGCAATCAACGGCATTATGGAGGTTGCAGGTGAGGGAGGTAGTCCAAGGGCATATGAGGTCGCAGGACAGTTGATTAAGAGTGTTGCGGATACTACAGATAAGTTGATTGATCTTCAGAAGAAACTCAAAGACGTTGAGGATGATTCTAAGAAGACCACGAACAATGTTACTAATAATGCAGTTTTTGTAGGTTCCACTTCAGAACTTCAGAAAATGCTAAAGCAAGGTTTTCTAAATAATAAAGAGTAATCTACTTTTTTATTAATGAAAAAGTGTAAGCAGGGATACTATTACTGTTATACCGATGAGAAGTGCAAGCCCATTCCTCAGGGTTTGAAGATGACCGCTAGATTTTCTGGCGGTGGAAAAGAACCCGAAGAAACTGGAATAGACGCACCGACAAATGGAAATAACCAGAATGGCAATGGAAATGGGAATGGGAACTCTAATGGGGGTTCTAATGGCGGAGGGGTCAGTGAAGGCACCCTACATAAGTGGTTCAAAGGTTCTAAGTCTAAAGATGGCAAAGGCGGGTGGGTCAATGTCGTCACAGGTGGGACTTGCGCCAGTGATGAACCAGGAGAGGGAACACCAAAGTGCGTCTCTTCAGCAAAAAGAGCAAGCATGAGTAAGTCAGAAAGACTCTCTGCTGCCAGAAGAAAGAAAAAAGCAGACCCCGGACAACAACAAAAATCTGGTGCTGCAAAACCAACTTACGTTGCTACTGACAAAAAGAAAATGAAAAAAGAAGAAGTAGAAATTATCGAAGGAAAAGATAAGAAGGGTAAAGGCAGTGGCACTAAAGATGCCTGCTATCATAAGGTCAAGTCACGTTATTCTGTCTGGCCTTCTGCTTATGCTTCTGGTGCA